AGGCAGGGGCCGACAGATAATTTGTTGTTTATTGTGGATGAGGCGAAGGCGTGTGAGGATGGGATATTTCATGCGATGGAGAGGTGTCAGCCCAGCCGGATATTGATTATGAGCAGTCCAGGTGCTGCTTCTGGGTATTTTTATGAGGCGTTCACGAAGCATCGGGAGAGGTGGGATACATTTACGGTTACGGCTTTTGATTGCCCTCATTTGACCAAGGATTGGATTGACGAGCAGATATCGACGTATGGCGAGAAGAGTCCGTTGATACGTTCGATGATCTATGGGGAGTTTGTGGATGACTCGGCGGATGGGGTGGTGTTGGGTTTGAGGGAGTTGGAGGGGTGTTTACAGGAACCGCCGGAGAGGAAGGATGGGATGCGGGTGGCATTTGTGGATTTCGCGGCTGGCGGGGATGAGACGGTGTTTTGTTTACGGGAAGGCAATGAGATCACGCAATTGGACACTTGGAAGGAGCGGGACACGAACAAGACCATTGGGCGATTGATTAATTTGTTTGATCGTCATGGGTTGGTGGCTGATGAGATTTACGGGGATGAAGGTGGGTTGGGGTTACCGATGTGTGATGCGTTGGCTGAATCTGGTTTTTCCATCCACCGCGTTAATTTTGGTGGCAAACCATTTGATGGGAGGTATCAGAATCGGGGCGCGGAGATGTGGCACACGGCGGCTCGGACAATAGCCAATAAGGAGGTGCGGCTTTTTGATGATCAAAAACTCCAACAACAACTTGTTACTAGGCGGGTGGAGGTGAGTCGCACCGGCAAGCTGGGATTAGAGGCTAAAGACAAGATGAAATCGCGCGGCCTTGCCTCTCCAGACCGTGCTGACGCCGTTTTGGGCGCGATAGCCTGTGGCGGTGGGGTAGGGGGCAGTTGGGAGCGTTATAGCTCATTCTCGAAGCCTTCACTTTCCGAGCTTATGGAAGACGCCCAACTACTTGTTGAAGAATCTTCACTGCCATCGGGCATGGATGCGGGTGGGTAATCTTTTTCTTTGAAGCATTTGCCAATAAGTTTCGTCTGTATTCCTATTGTCACAAGATGACACCTTGTGGTAATGCAACTTTTGGGCGTGGTGTTGTGGTAGGCGTGGAGATCGCGCTTCAGGCTTGGGATTGTAGCAAATTGTTAACGGGGGTTAACGAGTCAGTAGCCGCATGAATCAGTAGCCGCGCCTTTTTAGGCTTATGCCAAGGAAATTTGTTTATCAAGGGGTTACGGGGCCGACTTCCTACAAGGATGGTCAATTTGCCGCCGACATGGTCGAACATCGGGCAGACCAGCAGAAAGCGAAACAAGTTCTACGCCACCAAAACTTTTTACACAAAGCCCTCAAGTCTATGAACAAGCTCAACAAGCATGATAAGGATATGCAGAAGTTGAAGAGCAATAAGTACGGCACATGAGCGAAGAGATTTACACTTCAGTCCTCGACGATATTAAAAGCCGGACTAGTTGGGAAACCCGTCAGGGCTTGTGGTATCAGATGCGTACTGATGGGCTGGCTCGGAAGGCCAAGCCTTGGGGTCGCGCAGCGGATATGCATTTCCCGCTGATTGACACCACCATTAACAAGCTAAAGCCCAGTTTCTTTCAGCAGTCTATGGGGTTGGATGTGTTGGCAACATTCGTGCCGATGCGCCAGCAACTTTCCGCTTTCACCGCCACCGCCGAACAATGGTTCAGCTACAAGCTCCATGAGAAATCCAACTACTCCACGGAGGTAATGAGTTGGATTGATTATATGCTCACAAGTGGTCGTGGAATTATTAAAATTTTTTGGAATCCGGATAAGAAGCAAGTGGAGTTTCAGTCCGTTGATCCTATGCACCTAATCGTCCCGCCTTGGACGAAGGATTTGGAGGGGGCAGACCGCATCACACAAGTCATACCAATGAGTATGGATGCGTATAAGCGCGCTGGCATCTACGCCACCAGTGAAGAGGTGATGAAGAAGCTGCGGGGTGGGAAAGTTGAAGATACTGGCATTTCCTCGGAGTACCTTAACAAGCGGGAAATCCGCGAAGGACTCACTCATTCCGAGGACAAAGACCAGATTATTGACTGGGAAGTTTACACCCAAGACGATGAAGGCAAATGGACAGTGCAAACATTCTCGCCACAAGCTCCGGAAGTGAAGCTGCGCGATGATATGGAAGTTCCGTTTGACCACGGAAAACCGCCCTTTGTCGGGTGCGAGTACGAAATCACTGACGGAGGTTGGTACAGCCCGCGCGGAGTGTGCGAAATGCTCGCGCCTTTCGAGGCCGCTCTTTGCAAGTTGTGGAATGAGAAACTGGACAGTGCCACACTGTTTAACCAGCCCATGTTCCGCTCCGAACGCGACCTGCCGAACTCCATCAATTTGCGGATGAAACCTGGACAAATCCTACCGTTCGGTATCGCGCCGGTTACCATGCCTCAACCGCCGCTGGATTTTGATAAGGAAATAGTCCGCACTCAATCAATAGCTGAAGGGCGTGTCACTGTACCCGATTACGGTATCACTCAAGTGATGAATACCCGTGACCGGCGCACTGCCACGGAAATTGAATCCATCAATGCTCAATCGGCCCAATCAATGGACTTGCGACTGCGCCTGTTCCGTCAGGCATTGGGTAAGATGTTCCGGCAAGCCTACGAGTTGCTGATTCAGTACGACAAGAAATCGCTCCAATTCCGGTTCCTAGAGGATTCGCTCAATGTCGATCCGGTGGCACTACACGATGACTACCAAATTGAACCGCGCGGCGGCATGGACATGGTCAGCCGACAAATGCTGCTCAATAAGGCAGTGCAACGGAAAATGCTCTTGGGCCAAAGCCCGTGGATTGACCAAGTCGAACTGGATAAGTCCATCCTTGAACTGGAAGACCCTAGCCTCATTGCCCGTCTGGTGCGTGATCCGCAAAACAAGGTGCAGGATGAGGTGGAAGACGAGCAACGGACAATCCCAGCGTTGCTGTTAGGGCAAAATGTTGCAGTCAAACAATACGAAAATTTACAGGGCCGGATACAGGTGCTGATGGGTTTCATCGAGCAATCCCGTGCAACCGGCCAACCTATAAGCCCGCAAGGGCAGCAAGCAGTACTGGCCCGTTTGGGCGGACTGATCAGCGCGTTGGAGGTAGTCGATGCCAACACCGCGCGCGCGTTGCGGAAAGATGTGCAGAAGTATCTAGAGACAACTGGAATCATCGCAAACCAAGAGGAAGCGCAAATGCCACAAGTTCCCGTAGATGCCTCCATCCCGCAGCCTGAAGTCGCGCCGGAGCCGCCAGTACAACCGCAGGAAGCAGTAGCCTAATGGCAAGAGATAAAGACAAAATGAAATGCAACTCGCCGCGCCGAATCACAAAAGGCGAAGCGGGACATGGAAGAAAAAAGTTTGTTGTCAAGGCTTGCTCCGGTGGCAAAGAGAAAATTGTCATGTTTGGTGATGCCAACATGGAAATAAAAAAAGACAACCCAGAGAGACGCAAAAATTTCAGGGCCAGACATAACTGCGCTGAAGCAAAAGACAAGATGTCTGCGAAATACTGGTCATGCAAGGCGTGGTAGTTAATTGATAGTTTTAATATTAACTTTGTTTATTATGGCTGATAAAAAACCAAAAATAGTTGAGCTTCCTTTTCCTTCAGGGATAACATTAGGTGAGCCTGAAGCCCCTAACACAGACCCAACAAAAGGCTTTGTGACTCCACCGAAGAAATCAGCGGCTCAAAAGGTTCCGAGTTACGTTAAGGGTTTTCTTGACCCGTCTGGCGAAGAAAAAAAACGGCAAGATCGCCAAAAATCTGAAGAGAACAGGGAGTATCCACTTGGCAAGCATGATAGCGGTTATCACGTTATTAAGGGGCCAACGGTTTATACTGGAGGAATGTTTGGGCTGCCTAAAGAAGAGGCTCCAGAGTTAAGGGAGGATACAAGGATTCCGGTTAGCTCTAACGCATATTCATCAGTCACCGACATCAAGGATGCTGACTTACCTATAAATGCGGCAGAATATTTTTCAAAAATGATATTGGAAGGTAAGGATCGGCCTAAAGAAAAGAAAGACGCAAATTCGAGAACTTTAAAAG